TCAACTGAATTCACCAAGACAGTAGTAGACGTTAACACACGTTTAGCAGAGTCTTTCAAAACACAAGCCGCAGAAGCTTACAAGAACTTAGAAGCATTTAAAGTTCCTGGTTTTGACGCATACACTGCAAAGTCAAGCAAGAAGTAATATATGTGGGGCAGAATTAAACAATTCTTTGCCTCCATGTTCCACCAGCCCTCAATGGACTGGTGGGATGAGCAATATCTAAACGCCGCACAAAATGCCGCTGATTTAGAGCATAGACAACGACAACTCTCACAAGGGTATTCGAGACTAAGGGGATATAAATGAAATCAATTTTAAACACAATTTACAATTTCTTACTAGAAGTTGGTCGTACACGAGCAGCCGTTGCGGCAGCACGAGCAGGCGAATTTGAAATAGCCAAAAACATAATCAAATAACATGTCTGCTGTTCGTAGGGTATTGGTTAGCGAATATCCAAAGTATCGCAAACACTTAAAATCATTGGATGCAGAAAGCAAGTATCTGCGTTTTGGTTACCCTATACGAGATGAAATAATTGATCAGTTATGCGATCAATTTGAAGCAGATGCAGACAAGAATATTTTGTTTTGCGTCGAAAATGAAGATCTAGATTTTGTAGCAGTGGGTCACATTGCACTGCAAGATGAAATGGAATTGGCATTTAGCGTATTAAAAGAATGCCAAGGTCAGGGATTAGGAAACCAGCTTTTTAAGCGTGTAATACAATGGTGCCGAACACATAACAAACTAAAAGGCAATATGGTTTGTTTAAGTAGCAACAAGGTTATACGTCACTTGTGCTCTAAGTATGGCATACACATGGTAAATGATCAAGGCGAAACCCTTGCTAGCATTGAACTAGATCATCCTGATATTACCACTTACTTTACAGAAGCCGCAGACAGTAATCTAGCAGTTATGGACTACATGGGCAAGCGGTTTATACATAAACTTAAACAACGTTAAACAAAGCCTTCGCTAAATATAGTGAGGGCTTTTTCATGAAGATTAGAGAATTAACTGAAGCGTCGGGATATATTGCTAAAAATGCCAAAGAAGCGGCAGATCCACGATACAGCGCCAGTTTAACAGTTGATGTTAAAATGGACACAATGCGTAAGCAATTAAACGCATTCTTTCCTACATCTGCACCACAAGACGGCCAAGTTCAAATCAAAGAGAGCAAAACAAAATGAGCAAACAATTAAACGAAGGCATGGGAAGCCTTAACGTAGAAGAACAATATGATGTTAGCCGTATTCAACAACTAGCCGGTATTGCTAATAGTTCTACAGTAGCAGGTACTCCTGTTGCCGAAGACATCAATGATGATATCAGTTCCGAAGAAGCACAACAGCTTGCCGGACAGCTAGAAAGTCTTGTAAGATCTTTAGATGTTACATTAGGTGAAATTGAACAGTTAATCCGTGCAAAACTTCCACGTGAATATCGTTCAATGGAACACTACACACTAGCACATATTAAAGCCGCGTTAGGCGGACATGGTTATGCTGAAAACCGCATGGCAAAATCATTGTACAGTTTAGTAGAAGATTTAGTTGATTACGCCGAGGGCGGCGACGAAGATACATTATGAAACAGTACCGTGTAACTGCTAGCATGTTTAACCCTAAGGGAAATAATCCTGGGGTTCCTGATGCGTATGTTGATCCTGCTGATTTAAAAGCCGCAGGAGTTTATACTACAGTTGCACAACCTGTTCCTGCGCCTAACCCACAGTTGCCTAACTTGGGCAAGTATCAAGCAGATCACAATGTCCAGCCGGGCACAGACGCTTGGTTTAAGTTATGGTTCAGCCGACCAACACTAACTGGGGAAAAGCCTCATGAATGACGAAGACTTAGAGCCACTGCAGGACCCTGTTCCTAGTCCTGATATCTATCCGGTGTATCCAGAAGATAACGGATACGACACACCTAAAAATCCATACAGCCAACACTGATGTTAAAGTTGTGCGAAAATCAATTTGACTCCAATGGGTATTGGAACAACCCCATTGCTAAATTGACCTTTATCCCAACTACCGAAGACATTGACTTATTTGATCAAAATGGCTACGATTTAACACACATCGAACAACACTATGCCAGCAGTAACGGTGCAGACTTTGCCGCTCATCGAAAGCATATTGTTGCACTTAAGAAGCCTTGGTTTGTACAAGATAAGTCTTACATAGAAGGTGCTGTATTAAATCACAGTTTGCTATTTGAACGCAAGGCTTATGCTGGCCCAGCACTTGAACAACTACAATACTGGTCGCAAAAACTTCCACTACTACACAAAATTATTGCAATGCGTCCAAAGTGGGGACTAGACTTTTCCATGGACTATGCTGATCGTGAAGGCAATGCACTTGAACTGTTACACTGGGAATGGGACAGTTTCGACTACGATGAAATACAAGACGTTAAGAGTCAAGTAGAACCTATACTACTAAACATAGATTGGGCAGATGCGGCTAAGGTATTGCTTGCTCGTAAAAATGAATGGTTTGGACTTGATTTCTTTGCACAAAGCGATTGGAAGTGTAAATACTTTGGTATAATTAAAGAACGTTTCAAAATGGTAATTTGGAACTAAAGAACCCACCTTAGGGCCGTTTGACGTAAACGGTTGAGTGATGAAGCGTAAGCTAGATTCACTAGGCGTCCGCGCAATTGAACTGCACCGCGTAGTGTGCGCCGTATAAAGTAAGCGGCACTAAACTTCCTTATTTTTCGGTAAATAATGTTGGCATCTTGACAGGTAACTGTTAAGTAAGCTAAATATACATGAGCCGAATGCTCACAACTTAGCTGAATGCTAATAAAAGGAAATTTTTGTCATGACAACAAAATTAACTTGGGTTCTTGCCCACGAGCCGTATGATCTATTCTTACGTGCCGCTGAAAAATTCTCAAAAGAAGTCAGCGAAAAAACTAACGGTGCTTTCGAAATCGAAATTCTTGGTATTCAAGAATACGCAGCCAAATACAACGGTGGCGTAGCAATTGATAACCGTTTTGGTCTATTAGACCTATTGGAAAGCGGTGCTGTTCAAATGTCTCAAATGTACACAACTACATTGGGTCAATTGAGCCAGGACATGTTTGTCCTAGACTTGCCTTTCTTGTTTGAAGGCCACGACCACGCAGAGCGTGTGTTAGACGGTGCAGTTGGTCAACAACTATTCGCTAAACTAGCCGAAGAGTCAAATGTTAAAGGTTTAGCCTTTACATACTCTGGTGGTTTCCGTATCATCCCAGCAACAGAAGCAGTTGAGAACTTAGAGTCTCTACGTGGTATGCGTGTTCGCGTTCCAGCATCTCCAGTTGCTAAGGACACATTCGAAGCTATCGGTGCAGTTCCAGTTGAAATGGCTATTGAAGACCTAGCCGGTGCATTGGCTGCTAAGACAGTTGACGCTGGTGAATCTACATACCCACGTATCTACGGTATGCAACAAGCTCAACACGCACAAAGCATTGCTCACTCTGAGCACAGCTTGTTCTTGACATCATTGATCATCAACAAGACATTGTGGAACAGCTTAGACACAGCTACTCAGCAAGTTTTTGCTGACGCTGCCTTAGCTGCCGCTCGTATCGAGCGTCAAGAGTCTATCGAAGACATCGCATTGACACAAGCTCGTGCTGTTAACGAAGGTATCAATGTTGTTCACTTCTCCGCAGAAGACAAGGCCGCTTTCAAAGCCGCTACTGCTCCTTTGCATGTTAAGTACGACAGCGTATTCACTTCTGGTCTAATCGGCCAAATCAAATCTGCTTAATTTTTAAGTAAGGTTAAGGGTGTAACTTAGGTTACACCCTTTTTTCTTGGGTGCATAAATATTTGCATGAACATTAAAAACATTCACGAAAATTGGTGTACTGAATACACTACATCATATGACGAGCTTATGGAAGAAACATCGGCTGTTTGGCGCGATAGGCTTGTCAATCGAGGCTTGCTTATCGTTAAAGGCCTTGGGCCCGATTTAACAGACAAACAGTTTCATAATATCGCAAGCAAGTTTGGTACCCTATGGACTGTTGAAGATTATCGTGCAGGTTCGGGCAAGTTTGATGTTACACTAAACAAAGAAAACTTGGCTACTCCAACCAGTTATTTTAAAACAAAAAATAACCTTTGGAAAGACACTGAAATGTTTTATCATTCTGACATGGCACACATTGGTGAAAAGAGTTTTCCGGCTCGTGCGTTATACATGGTACGCACTGCCAATGACGATAGCGGACAAACCGAGTGGCTCAACTTAGAAGAAGCATACGACCAATTCACAGAAGAAGAACGTGCATATTATAGCGATGTTAAGATTTTCCAACATTACATGTATGAGCCAGGGACACGTATTACAGAGTATCCATTCTTAAAAACTAATCCATATTCGGGTAGAGTTAGTCCCAGAATGAACTGCTATGGTAAAGATAGGACTTGGATTCACCATGTTACAAAAGGTGGTGAAGAAGTTATCCAGTTCCGCGAGTTTATGGAAAAGATCTTTAGACTATGCGAAAGAAAGTCAAATACCTTATACAAGCACAAATGGGTCAATGGTGACATGCTGATCTATGATAACTGGAACAGCGTTCATCGTCGTGACCTTGTAACGTTTCAACCTGGTGAGCCAGACCGTTTGTTAAAGCGTTTATCTTTTAATATCTATAAATGACAACTGAACAGTTTAGATGGATTGATGATAATCCAGAAACAGACTCTTGTGAATACTGTAGCGTATGCATTGTTGGGGATAGAATTGATATATCAACTCAACCAAACAACACTACAATTGGGGCAGTAGTTGGGGCATTAGACTTTGATCCAGCTTGGGCCACTATACAAACAAGCGGTAGAGTTGAAGTTTATAGGTCCAACTACAAGCCAGATTCCTGGATCTTACTAAGAGAAAACACAAAAACTGGACCACATGGGCCAGTAGATGAGTACTTTATTAGAGCTTGACAAGTGCCCAAAAAGGTGCTATACTATGGCTATCAACGTAACACTCAAGGTTCAATAATGAGTATGCATTTAGAAGGTCCATGGCTTAGTACCACTGGCAAGCGTAAGGGTAAGAAAAAGTTTGCATCTGCAGAGCAAGCAAGAAAAGCTCGCGAGCTAGATGCTGAATGGAAAGAGCTTCAAAAGCGTTGGGGTGTTGAAGCAGAAGATAAAAAGCGCAAACGTGCTCTTGCCGCAGAGCCTTATGTTGCCCCAAAACAAATGCATCGCGGAACCGAACAACCACGTATTCCAAGTTTGAACAGCGGACTTGGTGTTGCAACAGTCGCACCTCCAAAGGTATATACTGGTACAAAGGTCAAGGGTATCGCTACTATGCACAAATCAAATGCTGTTCCAGTCTTTAGTGATGAACAGGCTGTAGATATTTCTAGGATGCGTCGATAATGCGTGACATGGTAATCCGTGAATGTCATCGTTTAGCAGAATTACTAGGCGAGGAACTTGATTCAAATTGGAACAATGTTAGCAATATAGAGTTGCTGACAATTTACGGTGATTTACGAATTGATCTTGAAACTGAGGAGTATGACAATGAAGACTAAACTTTTAATTGGTATCGTTGCAGTATTAGCATTAAGTGGTTGTGCCACACGAACTGGAACTGCTATTGTAGCAGGAACTGCTGGTATGGTTATTGGTAATGCAATGGCCCAACCTAGAACTGTAGTAGTTCGAGAAACCCCTGTAATTACTCAAGAGCGTGTTATCATTGTCAATGAAACTTGCAACCATTATCCAATGCATAGTGAAAGAGTTGCTTGTGAGCGTGGTGCTCGACAACGTTATTATGAAGAACAACGCCGACGCGATAATGAAGCGTACCGACAGGGTTACGGACGTTAAGTTTGCAAAGTTAAAATATCGTAGTCTGGCATTTCTACAACTTTATGTTCTTCAGTAATGCCTTTCTTACTATTGTATTCTAATCGATCTTTAACGTTCATTGATGTCACTGGATTAGTAACCCAATTTTGATAATCGCCTACTGTAGGAAATAGCAACGTTCTAATTCGTACTAATCCATTTGCAAAGTTTCGCTCTCCAACTACCGCAGGTGGGCCATATGTTCTTAATGCGTCTTTAACTGATTCAGGTGCCGCATAAAATGGAACATTAGTGTTTGGTCTGATTTGTTTAATAATCAATAATTGGCAGGGCATCCTGTATATATTCGAATTGGATTAGATAGCGTAGCCAAAAAGAAACCCGGTACTCCCGGGTTTCTTAATTACCGTTTAGTTATTAAACAGGTGCTTTGAATGGATTGTAGTTTGGCATATCAACAGTGTGAATTTCTGTAGTAATACCGTTAGCGGCATTATATGCTTCACGTGCGGCGATATTCGCTTGTACTGACTCAGACGCTTGCCAATCAGCAAATGATTGTGCAGTTGTAAAGAATAATGTACGAAGCTTTTTCAAACCACCTGCAATATTACGTTCACCAGCAATAATAGGTAAAGGTTCAGCTCGCATTGCGGCTTTTGCTTCTGCTGTTGGTGTGAAAAAATCCACATCTAATGATGGGCGTGTTTGTTTGATAACCATTAATTTTGAGGCCATTTTGGACTCCTTATGTTGTGGGCAAAGTCATCTGCCAAGTTTATTTAGTTAAAAACGGGCTTTAAAATGGTGTTTTTGTGGCTAAAATGCCACATTATTAAGTGTTGCTAAAATACAACAAAAGTATACAAAAAATAGCTGGTTTTTAGCCCAAAAAACCCCAAAAATCTGGCTCAAAATGCTTAAAAACGGTTGACTTTTGGACCTACTAGCAGTATAATAAACACATGAACAGCAAAAAGCCAACTACACAACGCAAGCGCCGTACCGATCGCAACCATGCAATTTACGAATTGTTTTGCGAAGTTACTGGCGAAAGCTACATTGGTATCACTGTAGTTGATGGTACTGCACTGTCATCTGTTCGTGGTCGTTTTAACCGTCACTTGAGCCGTGCTAACACAGAAAGCAAGAACTGGAACTTGTGCGAAGCACTTCGTACATATGGCCGTGAAGGCTTTACTCCATACTTGCTCGAAGTGGTGCGTGGCAAGACAGCGGCTCATGCTCGCGAACGTGAATTGATTGCAGAATTGCAACCAGCTCTTAACACTCTTTAAAAGGAAACAATATGTCTGATTATGCTATGTTCACTGATGCCGGTAATGCCGCAGTCCAAGACATTGTTGCTTTGGTCAAGCGCCAGGGCCTGTCTTGGAGTGTTGCTTATGCTATGCTTTCGGCACTAAGTGAAGACGAGCGTTTTAGTGAAGCCACCGATACCGCAGTTCGCGAATGTGTTTACGATGCTTGTGGCTTTAACTCTCCCTTTTACATCTAAGGAGTCATAATGACTAAGATTACTTTTGAAGGCAAGGTATATAATCAAGAACACGGCAATGCTTTTGATCGTGGTTCAGCTGATAGTTATTACGGCCGTGAACGCAATCCCCACCGTGGTGGAGTAGGTGGTGACAGTGGGCCACGTATTGAAATGAGCCTGTTGAGTGCCGATGAAATTAACGAGTACCATGCTGGTTACGACTATAATGAACAGCATGGTGGAAAGAAGGATTACGATTGATCCGCGAATACCGTGTCGTTAATGCAACGCATGATGCGTTCCATCAGATGGTTATGGAGCTACTAGCAGATGGCTGGCAACCTCAAGGTGGAGTTGCCATTGTTCGCGAATATCTTACAGTTCCAACCACCTATTACTTTCAGGCATTTGTTCGTTGACAACACTTTGCGAAACTGTTATACTTTTAACAAGGTACTAGTTTAAATGACAGTACTAGTGGTTTCACATTACTACTG